TACCTTTGACCATGGAATAGGTCGTGTCCTATCCCAAAAGTTCTCTCCGCCTTGAACGTATGTATATCCATGTTTCTCTGCATACCGCCTTTTTGAATCCAAGGCAGGTTCTAAGCTTTTCCTGAAATCATTTCCAATTGCGAGTGTCAAGATCACAACCATCTTCGTTTTTTTACTGATGATTCTTTATGCCACATAAATACATGGAATCCGGCTCAACAGATGCAAAGCAATGTCCTTGGTGTAAACGTTGGGCTCTCAAAGATGCCGCATGTGACTATGTGTTTTCGTGTGGGCTTGACCACAAGGATAAATTCCATATAGGGCAGGGGTGTGGAAGAACATGGTGTTGGACCTGTGGGAAAAAGTATTGCGGTCAGTATACAGATCCTGTAACGGGTGTCCGATGCCAAGATGCAAAAGATAATCATAACCCCTTTTGCTGTAAGGCGGAGGAAGGATTCAAACAGGAAGAGTATTGCGGCGGAGGACATAGCTCGCACTGTTCCAAACGGTGGTAGGGAAAATTGAAACTTCCCGCCCCAGGTTTTCAAGCACATGCCATACACATATCAGAAAAATACAGAGGGTCTCTTTGTCTGTGCTATATGCCAGGAGACAAAGAAGAATCAGAATACGATGCACTATCACATGAAGACGCATGAGGGGCACCTACCCTTTCAGTGTTCCACATGTAAGAAGGAATTTCTACATTCACAGACTTTGGCGCTTCATATAGCTGCGAGACATTCAAAAGAGGATGCGGCGAGTTTGAAATGTCCCTGTTGTAACTTTAAATCGCTGACAAAGTCGAATCGTATCATACACTTCATGCGGGCACATTGCGACGAAGATGTTAAGGCGTTCTCAAAGAACGGCTTAACATGTCCTACCTGTGAAAAGGTCAATAAAAGTAACACGGCGTTTCTCTATCACATTTCCCAATGTATAGAATTACCTGTAGAGAAGGATCGTATATTACAAACTCTATTATAATAGAAAATGAATCCTGCATATATAAAAGATATTCCCGGATTTGAAGAATATCTACGGGAATGTCTTTTATTTTTGGAATCCCCCGAATGTAGACAGGAAATGCCAGAAGAGCAGCGTATAAAAGAGCGGAAGGAAGTAACAGAGATGTTTCGGCTTGTTTTGGAAGAAAAGGAGAAGAGATCTAAAACTCGCTAGGATTCGTAAATGTTTGTGTTATGACCACCAGCTTATACAAGTGGAACCCAAGTGCTCCGAATCCAAGAATGAGGAGCATATCATAGGCGGGTCGCTCGGTCTTTTTACCGTAATAGCCAATCCAGATAAGAAGAGGGGCCACGAAAAGGACATGTATCATATTTTTCCACAAGGCCGGGGATTTTGCAAAATACCGCATAATAGCCATGAAAGCATGATAGACTAAAAGCAGGAGGCCACTTCCCAAAAGAAAGTTATACATCCAATCGGGTGTAGCTGCTCGTTGAAATCCTACCCAGAGAAAAAAGGGGACAATCAAGACAATGTGGAGTATGAAAATAAGTGCGTAGCTATCCATCTCTATGGGATATAGGAAATCTTAGGATCAAATCTTACCATATTTTGGTTGGAGACATGAAATTATAGTTTTTTTAACAACATAGCGGCATGTTCTACAGCTCCTTCCATCCATCCTTGACGGACTGAAAAGGATTCTCCACATATATGAACATTTGGCATACTCTCAAAAGGCCGTAGGGCTTTCTTGGAAAGCTCCGCAGGATCATAGCGGCCAGGAAGCCAATATGTGACCCCCTGTTCCCAAGCATGCGCCTTTACAAAATAAGGAGGAGGGATGGAAGGTCGCAAGAGTTTTCGTAATTCTGCCAACATTTCTTCACCAACTTCCTTTTCGCCCTTCGCCTTTAGCTTTTCAATCCAATAGGTGGCATCTTGTGAATCTGTATAGGACATATGAACAGATCCTATTGATGCACTTCCTGGTATTATATATCGGAGCGGCTCCGATGTCACAATACGTCCGCCATATTGTTCATACCAGACCTTTCCATCCTCTTTAGGAAAGGCCCCGTAGAAACGCAAGAGTGGTTGCATTTTAAGATGTTTAAGAACATCCCATTTTGCAAAGGGCTTTATATTCTTCAATGCTTCTGAAGGAATTGCGAGAACAGCTTGGTGCCCCTTTATCCGAACTTCTTCTGAATCGTGTTCAAAGATGGCTGTAACAACATCCTCTTCTTCCACACTTAGAAGGGTGTGTTGTGTATGAATAGTGCCGCCCCGTTTTTTCACATCGTCCCGCATTGCATCTACAAGAGCTGAAAGTCCCTCGACGCAAATTCCATATTCTTCTTCTTTTCTGAATTCACGTGCAAAGAGTTTCAAGGCCATATCTGCGCGCATGATATCCACTTCCGCCCTATAGGGAAATCGAATGAGGTATGCATCTGTTATCTTGGCCCCGTGAATCCGTGTGAGGAGTTGGCGAACTGTATTCATCTGTAGATCCTCCTGTGGAAGTCCAGCAAGAACATCTATAAAGGCGGGAATGCCAGTTTGAAATCTATCCGGCTCTAGATCGGAGGTATAGGTATCCTTATATTGGAGTCCTCCCCCTATAGGACTGAAGGTGAGCTTGTAGCGCTTCAAAAGATGTAAGATAATTTCATGGTGAGTTGAAATGCGCCCTGCGCCTGCTTCCCATTGAAGCTCCTTTCCGTCTACAGTTTGATGGAAAGTATGGGCTCTTCCACCGAGTTCCTTGTGTTTTTCAAAGATTGCCACACGGGATTTGGGATATCGCTTTAACAGCTCTATGGCTGTATAAAGTCCTGCTACACCGGAGCCTACTATGATAGTATCATACAGGGCTTCTGTATTCATATATTGTGTTCCGTTTATTTGGCAGCCTTTTTCAAATATTCGTAGTTGGCACTTATGTAATAAATTACAACTACGGATCCGACAATAGCTAATATTTGCTTTAGGGTTTTACTCATTTATATAAGCTTAGAGATTTGACTTTATCCACTCTTCTACCTTTTCATTGCTACTGGAAACAAAGGGTCCAATAGCCTGCTTGTCCTTTACCATAACAAACGCGGGAATTGACTTGACACCACAATACCCAGGGGTATAGTTATTTTGATCGACATCGCATTTCAGCCAATTGACCTTGATGTTATCCTCCAACTCGGGCATGTTGAGACGCCTACAAGCTCCGCACCAGGAAGCAGTAAAGTATATAACTGTAACTGCCGGAAGGGTCTCACCTTCAGGGATAGGTTGACGTCCTAAGAGTTGTTCGAACTCATCTTGAAACATAAGATACTTCATTATACTGACTCTCTAGATTCTGCCTTGGATCGAACAAGCGCGAGGCTGATTCCACCAAGAGTTACAAGAGTAAGGATTCCTATAAAGATATTTGAGCTGAGATCCTCGGATTCTCCTCCACCGGATTGTAGAGGTTTATGTTCTAGGATTCGATTTGCAACTTCATCTAGACTCGGGAGTTCTGCAGATCCCCCCTTTTGAGCAGTAGCTGCTGTAAATTCTGCTGAGTTCGCCTTTAGGGATCCCATCAATTGTGGAAGCATCATGATACCAGCGCTACCGCCTCCAAGAGCTGTAACACCTCCGAGCACTGCAAAAATACTGTTTACGATTGGCTTGTAACCTGATGTGATAGAGGGTGGCAATAGATTTAAGAGGCCATATGTTCCTGCCCCCAAGAGAGCAAGAGCTGCGGCAAGAAGAGCAGCCGTAACAGTTCCTCCAGCGAATGTTTTGTTTCCACTGATATCGACTTGTTTTCCGAGAGGCTTTTTGGGATTAAAGTGAGTGAATGGGACTTTGAATCCCTCCCTTGCAAACGCCGGGCTGAACATTTGGAGAAGATCAAAGACATACCAGGGATTCAAAAACAGAAGATATCCTACCCACCAAAGTCCCGGATAATATACGGTGATAAAGGTGTTTATGAGAACGAGAATTGCTTGTGTAGCAGCCTTCATCGCAAAATACATGAGCGATCCAGCTGCCCAGAGATTCAGTCCTCCATAACCCAGATAGGAAAAGGGGGGTATAGGGATTCCTCCAGCGAGAATGAAGAGTCCGAACCATTCAACGTTAAAGGGAATGTATTTGGATAGTCCCGTTTTTGCTTCGGGTTTTGCTGTAGGCGTAGCCCCCGGTAACTTAGGTATTTTGGATGATTGACTTGAAAATCCAGGTATTGATAACCCACCGTCTTGAATGCTTTCCATCGCTATTCAGGCTTACGAGCTAAATCTTGAAGAGTAGACCCGCAAATCCATTTACAACGCGGAGAACATTATGATTCTTTGCATAGACTACTACACTTGACTTTCCACGTATAGGCACATATGCAGGATTTATCACTGTTCGTGTAGGATCTACTGACGGGTCACCCTGTGGAACTCTAACACCGCGGTTGTTAAAATACAATTGAGTTGGCTCATTCGTATCCGGGCGAAGGTTGATAACTAGATTCATATTATCAATCCGGCTAGCGTTCAACGAGCCACTTGGCTGCATTTCTTCCGGCCGGAGTGCAAAGCTATAAAGATAGATGAACTGTTTAACATCCGTAGTTGTGTGGTATTGAAATGGCTGGACGAGGCGGAAATATCCGGCATCTCGTATATCAAATCTGTCATATCCGTCAACTTGTAATACGGCATCCTGTAACATATCGCGTGAAATGCCAGCTTCATTTCCTGAAGTAGAACCCCAGTTGAACCATTCGTGCGTAACATCCATCTGATCGCGACGAATAACCCAGATAAGCTCACGAAGAGGATGATTAAATTCCATACGAACATTCTGAGTATTCACATTCTCAGGGATAGATACCTTGGGTGTGTATTGAATTTGCTCGATCAGATATTCATGTGTATTGGCAACAAACCTACGCCGTTCCTGCGTATCGAGATAGATATAGTCACCCCAGAGACGAAATTGCATAATCTTTGCGGGCTGTGGTTGAACAGTTGCGCATACAGTTGTTAAGTTTGTATTATTAATCATACTTGGAAGATCTCGAAGCTTTACATTCAGGCGGATAGTATGATATTGCATAGCAAGCAGAGGCAAATAGAGACCAGGATTCTTGTTGAACCAGAACTGTAATGGAACATAGAGTTTCTGGGCACCGTATGTGTAATTTCCTACAGAACATTCTCCAGAACGAACTGGTGTCGATGGTATGTTTAAGCCGTCCACCCTGCCTATCATATTGTTCAAGGCATCTCGTTGACTTGCCGTGGTGGTGAGGGAGGACCAGATCTGCATCCATTCTCCGGTCTGTCTATCAATCTCCTGTTCTCCGATCTCGAGTGTTATTTCCTCGATGAGGGCATATCCAGCTGTATTGACAAAGGCTCCAGGCTTGCCATCAGTCATAGTCACATATGGGAGAACAATTTCTAATGTCATGGGACCAATAAGATCACCACGTCTTGCTACAACAGCCGTAACACGTTTTCCGAAATCGGGGTCGCCGTCAAAATAGATTTGCTGTGACTCTATTGCAAAATTGGTGTAACGGCGATATACCATTTTAAACCATGTAATTTGGGGATTTCCGGTTAAGAAAACATCTTGTTTACCAATTGCAACGAGTTGTAATAGACCACCACCCCCTGGCATTCTAGTGTGATGTGCGACTTATTCAGTAGAGGGTATTCTTATCTTGATATAGAACCCGCGCGGATGAGTCGGACAAATGAACTTGAACTCCAGCTACAACAGCTCCTATTTACTGTGAATCCGGTAACATCTCTACCCTATCCTATAAACTCCCTAAACGTTGCAGATGGTCAGGGAACCCATATGTGGCAAAACGTATTTCAGACGATCAGCAGTCAATCTGTTGTAGATGGCAACTCTATCGGATACCTGCCCTCCACCATTGTACAACTCAATGCGACATCCTTGTCCCTTTCCACGGCTGTCCTGGGAAACTATAACACGCTTTCATCCCAGATCGCCGCTGGTGGCATACAGGGTAGTATCACAACCTATCAAC